TGATCTTTTACCTGTTGCCCATTTAGCCATAATTATATTCCATTAGGATAAAAAGATTGTGGAGTTATAAATGTAGATGCTCTTTGACCATCCTCATCTAATGCTCTCTTCAATTCATCCTCGTATATTAATTTATTTTGTTGTACCAATCCGGGTGCTTTTTTCATTGCTAAATAATAAGCAAGTCCTGCACACATACACGGTAAAAATCTATAAACAACATCTGGATCATTAGTATAAGCTCCAGCATCCTCAATTCTTTTAATTACATAAAATTTTAATGTTGTATAAGTATTTAAATCAGGTGCTTGGTATAAATAAATTACAGGAGTGGTTTGTCTATCTACGTAATATTGTGATGGTTGTCCTGTAGCTAACTTATTAGGTAAGGCAGCATAAGCTGATCTATCAATTTTAGTTAATGATACATCTTGGGTATTAATATTATTACCTGCAGCAGCTGTTGATGATACATAGGCTTCCAAGACATCATTAACATCAGAGTCTACTGTGTAGTTTGCCTGACCAGAAACTAAAGCTATTTCATTCAATTCTGTTTTCCATAAATGAATACCTCTGTTACCCCACTCAGCAAATAACAAATCTAGACTACGTCTAGCTGAACGCATATCATAACCAGAACTACCTACAAGGCCACATCTTTCATAACCTTCAGTAATTACGTCATCAATATTTAAATTAAAAGATGTAGTTCCTGATGTTGCCATTAGTTTAATCCTCTTTTAGAATGTTTTCTTTGAATCATAGCTTTTGCTTTATTATTAATATTTTTTAAATAAGCATATGAGGCACGTCTTAAACCTCTTCCTACTTTTGTCATATCTTTTCTTCCAGAAGATCTTGCTTCTTTTATTAAAAATTGTGACATGTCCATCAGCTTTTCTCCTTTGACTCTAGAAGAATCTAATTTTTGTAATCCTCTCATAAACTTTGTATCTTTCTCAGCTTCTTTGATAGCTCTTGGTTTATTTCTGTCCGCTATACTTTTTTTATAAGCTTCTGCAGTCTTCTCCATAGTTCTTTTTCTTGCAGCTTGGTAAGGTTGTGATTTAACTAATTGTCTCATACCTTTTACTAAGAGACCTCCTAATAATTTTTTTTCAACGTCTTTTATTTTACCTTTGTTAAGAGAAGCATAGAATACGTTTTCTCCTTTTTTAGAGCCGTATTGCTCTTTCATAGATTTCATTATTTTCTTACCACGCTTGTTCAACGGCATTGTAACTTCTCCTTTTGACGGTTGTATAGCTTCTTGGATTGTATCACTTTTTGCTTAAACTTTGAAGACCTTAGGTTTTTAGCTATTTGATTTCTTTTTTTTGTGGGCACTATCTTTCATTAACCTACCGTTGGGCATGTAATGATAACCTTTTGGAGCTTTTTTCTTCTTTGCTCCTCTAAGTTGACCATCAATTTGTTTTGTCATTTGTGATCTTGAAATACTCATACTAAATCTACCGCCTTTCCTATAATTGGTTTATATTTAGTTTTACCATCTTCTTTAAAAGCTCTCAAGAATTGTTTTCTAGGTTTTTCTGAAATATAACTGCAATGCACCCAACCGCTGTTGGGCTCTCCTGGAACATAAAACTCTAAAATCATTTGATCAAAATCTAAGTTCTTATAAATCCAATCTGCAACTTCAGCATTGTCTTTACCTGGACATTCAAAATCACAAGCCTCAGCTTTACAATGTTGACTGTTAATTGAGCTACCTATTTTTAAACATAGGTCTGGAGATCGATATCCACTAGTCACGGACACTGGGCCAAAGTGGTCTCTAACGGGTTGTAATATATTTTCGCAAAGTAATTTTAATTTTTCTATTTGATTAGCATTAGGATTATTATCTATATCTAATCGAACAGCTGTATCCGATTTAATTAATTCTTGTAAAGAAAAATTACGACTTAGCTTCATTGTTTGCCTCTAAAATAATATTTAAATTCAATCTAAAATTATCTTTTGTTGGACCTACACCTTTATGAAAAATATTACTTTTAAATATTTTTGCTTCATCTTCTATATCATAAATTTTTTGGTTATTAATTTCAAGATACCCATCTGAAGTATTTAAAGAATATACAATAGTATAAAAATTTTCATCTGGATTGTCTTTATGAAATGTTCCTTCTTCACCTTGTTTATAAAAATTCCACATAAATCTTTGTATTCTTTTTAAATTTATATTAGATTTTTTACAAACTATTTCTGTAACAATAAAAGCAATATCATTTAAACGATTATATAAATTTTTATCCGTTACATTATTTTGATCAGTTGTTATTCTCAACATACCTTGAAATTTAAAATCTTTATTAAATATTTTTTCTGCTGTTTCATCCATATCTTTTCCAATAAAAAAATCTAAATCTTTAAGCAAATTTTTAAGATGTTGTATGATATTTGGGGTTAAAATATTTTTATGTATTATATAAGACATTATTTAGATTCAATAACTATCTTATCAATACTTTCACTGCCGTCAACATTTTTTGTCATGTGTGCCTCTACTTCCCCGCACATTAATTGTTTATTAGTCATGTCCATATTTCTGCTAGCAACACGTTTTTTTGAAAGACAATCTGACATTGAGCTTTGAATACGATGCTCTACTAATTGGCCGTTTAAGAAAAGACAAAGCGCTATCACTAATTTTGTTTCCATTCACACTCCTCGTATTCGTTATTATAATCGTACTCTTGAAAAGTACCTTCGTTAATGAGATCCGTTTCCATTTCCATTTGCAAATTTAATGTCTCTTGTGGCATCTTTTAATTTTTCAATATCTTTTTTTAATTTCTCTATCTCTTTTTCATGATTTTCTAACATTACATTTGTATGTAAATTTTCATCTAAAATTTTTTGGTGTTTCTCTAATTGTTTTGCCTGCCATTCCAGTATCATGAATTGTTCCTGGTCTATGGGCTTTTGAACTGATGCTTCTAATAAATCTTTTTCAAATAATTTATTTCTAGTTTCTAATTGGTTAAGCCTCTCAATTACACCGAAGGCAAACCATGCTCCAGCTACGATGGCACCGATGATCATAATTAAATTACGTAATGGTAATCCGATCTCTGTGTTCTCTGATAACCTTTTTACTGACATTAGTTAGGTCCCCCACAATAGGCTAACCAAAGCATACCAATAATTAACCAACCAGTAAAATAATAGTTCATCCTATCACTCTCCTTTATTGGCATGATAAGCAATCTCCTTCATCACTCATAATTTCATGCTCACATTTTTCACAGCCACATAACTCCATTAAAGGAGAATAATGTTCTGCTTTAATTTTATCTGCTTCACAGTGACAATCGTGGTCACATTGTTTACATGTATTACCGTTCATTACTTTTTTCTTTTAAACCACTTCCAAATTTTATCGAAAAAATTATCAACCGCTTCTAAAAACTTCATGAAATATTTATCAAACATTGTTTTCCCTCCCACTGCTATTATTGTTGTTAAAAATAACACTGCAAGTATAACATACAGAGCTATTGTTAGAATAGACCAGTAAATTTTTTCTAGCACTTCCATCTTCTTCTAGCCTGTCTTAGTCTAGAATTAGGATCTGCTGCAGCTTTAGGGAACTGTTTCATTTGTCCCGCTGACCTAGCACAAAAGCTCTTTCTACGTTTTGCAGCTTTTGATCCTGGTTTTACTTTACCAGTTACAGCTGTTTTTAATTTGCTTCCAGGGTTTAATCTTCTGTAAGCTTTTACTCCAGCTTGAGTCATTCCCGCTCCACTTTTTGTGGAACGGAAATTCTTTTTATTACGAGGTGGCATGCCACCTTTTGAAAAACCTAATATATCAGCGTAATAACTATCCATAAATTACTATTTATTAGTAGTAGTAAGATTAGGTCCTGAAAATTTATCTGTTAGCAAAGTTACAGCTGTAACATTAGTTGCTGTAGAAAGATAAATACCATTAGGAAATAAAATACCATCTTCTGGAAGTGAAAAGTTAATTACATCTCCATTAGGAACGTCTAACGTAAGTAAATTTGTTCCACCTGAAGAAGAATCTGTATTAAGATTTACTAAACCTGCTCCTCCTCCACTAGATGCTACAACAATACCTCGTAATCTAACGGGTGGTGCAACCACAACATTAGATGTTGCTGTTCCTGCTACCCTAGTTGCTTGTATATCGCTTTTATAGCCCATACTGTCTCCTTAATTTGTGGCTCCCGAAGGAGCCACTATTTATTTATTACGTATCACTAAATGGTGTTGCTAAAGTTCCTGAACCAAGTAACAGTGAATTGTGCACTAAATATTCTGCACTTTGTAACGCTGTAACTTGAACAACAGAACCAGAAATACCACCAGTTGTAGTTCCGTTCATTGATAAAACATCATTTGAAGCTGCTGGAAAGAATGAAGAAATTGTTCCTCCACTTGATCCAATCGCTGCAGCACCAACAAACTTGTCAGTTCCATTAGTAACGATTTGAACGTCAGTAGCTGTCGTATCTACAAAAAAGTAAAAACTTGCACCAACATTATTTTTGTTGTTATAGTCTGTAGATCCAGCAACGGCTGCATCAGCTGTAGTTATAATTGCAGGTAAAGTAAAAATACCGTCAGCATCTTGAGTAATCAAGATTCTTCCAGCATGATCATTTACAGTCAAAGTAGTATTAGCTGTAAGAGCAATTGTTGAACCTGGTCCAAAACCGATAAATCCATTTTTGGATATGACCGGTCCTGAAAAAGTTGTGTTTGCCATAATAGTCTCCTGTATAGCGGTTAAACTTTGTAGTCTCTATACCGTCTGCCTAGCCAGTCTACAAAATTATTAATTCTAGGTATTTTTATTATACATAAAAAAAGGGGCGATGTGAACACCGCCCCTTTAAGTAATACTAGTTAGTATTTATTAGCTAGTTGGTAAGTTTCCGTTACCAAATATACATCTAGGGTCTGACCAACCGAAGCTGTATCTTTCTCTAGCTTTGAATCTTACGTTGCCAGTATCGAAGTCACCTTCAATCGCAGTTTTGATCGGAGATCTAACGAAGTGTTTTAATCCGTTAGGGATGTCTGTCAAAATAAAGAATGAATCAGTGTCAGATAAGAAGTTATTAACTCTGTATCCTTCTGGTAACATTCCCATTGATACGATTGCGTTGATATCGTTATCAGCTGTTCCGACTCTTTGAGGAGTTTTCATCAATCTCTCAGCAGTAAATTGTAATTCTTTTGGAATTATCATTTTTCTACCTTGAGAAGCGATTTTTAATCCTCTTTCGTCTACGAATCCAGCGATATCGATTAACGATTGCTCAAGTGAAGTTTCGTTAAGGTCTGCAGCAGTTGCAAGAACGTTTGAGAAAGTTCCACCAGTAGCAAGTGGGTGAGCGTTTCCGATTAGGGATTCACCGTCTCCACCTGTATTAGCAGCTACTTGCGCATTGTTCAAGATGTTTGCAGCTTTAACTTGCTTCGTGTTAGCCATAGATCTTGCAAGAGCTCTTGTGTATCTTGCAGCTAATCTATCGTATAGGTTATCTTCGATTGCTTCTTCAGTGATAGCAAATGCTAAAGCAATTGTTTCGTGGTTGTATCTAGCTGTGAAAGTTTCACCTGCTTGATCGAACACTACTCCAGCACCTTCTTGT